TCTTGAGGCTGCAATGTCCGTCGTCGCATACGGAAAACGCTAGCTTGGCCGCGGCCTCGCGGTCCTTGTCGGTCACGGTCATTAGGTGTTCCTCACTTCTTTGGTGAATAGGGGACGGTCGCCGGTGGTTACGAGCAAGGTCCGCACAAGTCGGTATTCCCCGACATAGCAGGGCGTAAACCCAGACACCGAGCCGATAGTTGGCCCGGCCAAGGCGTCCGTGTTGACGCCAAAGGTCATGCCGCCCTGTTGGGCGGTACGGTAGAAGATGGTTTCTGGTGGCATGGTATTGCTGCTCATTTGTTGTCCTCCCCGAGTATGCGGGCCACTTTGACGAATGGCGACTCGGCGCTGGGCACAGTCGAGGCGATGCACCACGGCCTGACCGCATCGCGCCACGCCTGTTTGAGCGCGTCCACGGCGGCGCGGAACGTTGGCTCGTGTCCCTCCACACAACACATGCCAGCGTAGGCCCATACGTGCATGTATTCACTAGACTGCACGCGAATGACCCATCCCTCGCCCATGAACGCCTCGACTTCGGCGCGGGCCTCGGCGGGCGTCAGGTCACGGTCGGTCATCGGTCCTCCGCAGAGCGGCGGGCGGCGTGGGCGGCCCTTGCGCGTTCCACGGTGATGCTGTCGGGGTCGCGCAATGCAGCATCCAGCGCGTCCGCGTGCTTGCGCTCGTCGGCCAGCTTCGCCTCGGCGGCTGCGAGGGCCGTGCGGAGGCGGACCACTTCATGGAACAGCGTGCGTGACGCCCAACACTGACCGTATACATGGTCGCCCCTGAGCAGGATGTCTACTTCTCGCTGCTCGGCTCTTGTCAGCGGCTTGCTCACGGCTTCACCTCCTGCTTGTTGTTCCCTTCCACGTATCGGGCGATCACCGCCGCGTCGTGCGCGGCGAGCGACTGCGCGGGAGTCTGGGCGAGGGCGGCAGTCGCCTTGTCGCATCGCGGGTGGTGGTCGCGCCGGAGCCACGCCGCAGGGCAGAAGCACGCGCCCAACTCGCCGCCGTAGTTCACGCGCATCGCCTCCAGCGCATCGCGCAGGTCGTTGGCGTGGGCATAGGCGACGGCGATCTCGCGCCCAGCCGCCGCGCGCCATTCACCACGCTCGGCCTCCAGCGCGGCGATGCGCTGCCTCATGTAATCGGCGTCCTCCAACAAGGTGGCCTCGTCGTGCTTGAGAGCGGCAATCTGGGCCTCGTGCCGGTCAATCTCCTTGGCGTACATCTCGGCCTGGCGCTTGTTTAGTGCGTCCATGTCCGCAATCGCTGACTTGTAGCGGGCAGAGAGGCAGCCGCAATCGTCGTGGTGTGTCGTGTGGTCAGGCATTGGGGATGCCTCCGGCAAAGATGGTGAGGTAGGCTTCGGCAAGGTCTTCCCACTTGGCTTGGCGTTCAAGTTCGAGGTCGTCGAAGGACAGGCCCGGTTCAGGTGACAGGACGATTCCGCCCGCGATAAGGGCCAAGCGGAGTTGGCGGGCCTTAGCAGTAACGATGGGATGGCTCACTTGTCCTCCTCCCGTTCGACGGCGGCCTTGAGGGCGTTCCAGTGCTCGTGGTTGGCCTGCGCGTTGAATGGCCCGCCGAGCAGCGCCTTCGCCGCTTCCAGCAGCGTCGGCACCTTGGGCGCGTCGAGCTTGGCGTGCGCGGCGAGGGCCTTCTTCGCGTTCTCGCGGACCTCCGCGCTCGTCCCCCACGTGTTGTGCTCCAGCCCGAAGATGAAGGCCAGCAGCCCCGCCTCCCGCTCGTGCTGGCGACGGACCACATCCTCCGCGAACGCGACCCACGCCGTCCCCATGTCCGCGAGTTCGGGCGGGCGCTTGCTCACGTAGTGTTTTGCCCACAGCGCGTGAATCGCTTTGACCTGCTCCGCGCTCGGCTCCCATTGCGGGGCGGTCACTTGGACACCCGCGCACTGTCAGGCCGCGTCCAATAGCTTGTGGCGATGGTCTGCGTCTGTGGACGGACATAGCCAGCCGCGATGTAGGCGCGTTCGGTTTCGTATCCTCGCTTGATGCCGAGTACGCCGATGACGGTCAGGCACAGCATGGCAATGATGATGGCCGACCAAATCTGATGGCCCCCATCGAAGTCTCTCCAGTTCATCTCATTACCTCCCCTTGTGCGCGGTCGCCCGTGCTGGTCACTTGGGCACCTGAAGGGTGTTGTGGGTGTAGTTGATGGGGTTGGCTAGGGTGGTGGGGAAGTTAGGCATAGGGGGCTCCTAGTGGACGAAGCCGCCAACCCCCGTGGGGGGTAAGCGGTCCATGGGTGCGAAGCAGAGGGGGCAGGGCTGGGGCTGGTCGTAGGCGGTCACCGGGAGGATGAAGTCGTCCTTGTGGTGGCAGCTGGGGCAGTGGAAGGTGTAGATGGGCATGGGCTAGAGGAGGTGGAAGGGGATCTTGAGGGCCTTGGAGTTGATGGGAATCTGGTCGAGGGGGATGCACTCGAGGGTGGTGATGGCAGTGCGGAGCTCGTCGTTGTAGTAGGCCGTAGGCGGAGCGGCCGGCTTGGTCTTGGCGCGCTTGAGGCGGGCCTTGGCGTCGGCCAGGTTCTTGGTGGCCTGGACGAGGGAGTATTCGGCGTCCTTGATGGCGCGTTCGGTTTGTTCGGCGTTGCGGGAGGCCAGGCGGGCGCGCAGGCGCTGGAGGAGGAGGGCCTTGGACATGGTGATGGGGCTGGTAGGCATGGATTTGGGCTCCTAGGGGGCAAATGGGGTTGGTGGGGGTGAAGAGCCAGGCCCGCCCCCGAGAGGGGGCGGGCCGGGGGCTCAGGGGCCTTCTGGGGGCAGGACGCTCGGGCCCCAGTCCCAGCACTCCCAGGTCAGGGGCTCGCCCTGGTAGTCGAAGTCGTGGGTTCGGAGGCGTAGTTCCTTGGGGCCCAAGTAGTTAGAGCCCCAAATCAAGTGGAGGACCTTCCAGGGGCCCCAGGACTGGCCGCCCTGGGCGGGTTCGTAGCCGACGCAGGAGTCGTTGTGCAGGCGTCTGGCCCAGTAGTAGCCGGGCTGAGTGGGGGTCATCGGACGAGTTTGGCCACGACCCAGCAGAGGTCGATGTTGGACAGGTCGTCGATGCCGATTCCCTGGGGTCCATTGGTGTAGAGTCGCCAACGGCGGAGGGCGCCCTGGGAGATTTGGAGGATGTTGCCGGCGCCGTTAGCGACGGTGGTGGGGAGCCAGTTCTGGATGTCCTGGATGGTGAAGGTGGGGGCCTTGATGGCCATGCCGTGGTGGAAGGCGCGGAGCTGGAGGTAGGCCTGGAAGCTGGGCGGAATGAGGTAGAGGCCGGCCGGGAGCTTGTTCCAGGTGGCACGGGATTCGAGTTCTTGGACGATGTTCTTGGCGGTCTGGAGGCTGATGGAGTCGATGGGGCAGGGGAAGACGAAGTGATTGCTGGGCATGGACATGGGGACTCCGAGGGGGCGCCACAAGGCGCCCCCGGGCTGGGGTTAGAAGCTGAGGGACTCGGCCTTGGCGATGGCGTCGGTCTCGGTGGCCTCGGCGGTGGCCAGACGGGCCGAGGGGCTGTCGTCGTAGCGGGCGTCGGTGTCGGGGGCCTCGGTCCGGAGCAGGGCCTGGAGCTCGTCGGCATTGAGGGCCAGGTCGGCAGCAGTCAGGATCTCGGGCGGGCTGGCGAGGGCGGCCTCGACCTGAGCTTCGCGAGCCTTGTAGGACTCGAGGGCCTTGGTCAGGTCGGTGATGGTCTTGAGGGCCTCACGCTGCTTGGAGGCGGCAGCCTGGGGCAGGCTCATGATGTCGGCCAGGGACTTGACGGAGGTTCGGCCTTCCTTGCGGAGGTAGAAGGCCGCCGGCGGGAAGGTGCCGTCCAGGAGGGGGGTGGTGGACTTGCGGTAGTGGGCCTGGAACTTGGGGCTGGCCGGGTTGGCCCACTTGGAGAAGTTGACTTGCTTGTCGCGCTCTTCGCGGGAGGCCTTGATGGCGGGCTTGAGGTCGGCGAGTTCGTTGAGGAGGTCGAGGCGGGCGGTGAGGGCTTCGATTCGGGTGGACATGGTGTGGCTCCTTGTTGGGCTTGGGGTTGGTTACTGGATGCGGGTGATGGAGTTGTATTCGTTGGTGACGAGCTCGGAGATGGGGTAGAGGGACGGCTTGACGTTGATGGTGTTGGTGTGGGAGCAGAGCATGGCGAACTTGGGCTCGCCCTTGTCGGGGATGTACCAGGTGCCCCAGGAGGTGAAGGCGTCGAGGAGAGTGGCGTGGTTGTCGGGGTAGCAGTAGAGGCCGGGGTTGGAGTCGAGGAAGCGCTGGACGAGCTTCTTGGGGGTGGAGGCGAGCTGTGTGCGGGCGAGATCGAGGAGGGTCTGGATCTTGTCGCAGTCGGAGGTGGTGGCGAGGAGGGCAGGGCTGAGGAAGAGGCAGTTGTCGTAGAAGGTGGAGTCGGAGAGCGTGACGGTCATGGGCTTGCCGCCGCGCTCGGTGCTGAGGGGGAGTTCGAGGTGGGTGGTGGGCATGGGAGCTCCTAGGTGGTTGGGGTGGGTGGACGAAGACTGAGGGACTGGAGGGCAGAGGACTTGGAGAGGGAGAGGGTGAGAATCCAGAGGACCGAGGGGCGTTCGGGCAGGGTGGGGCTGGCGTGCTGGTCTTCGATGATGGAGTTGCAGAATTCGGAGAGTGGTCGGTTTTGCTCGAGGAGGTCCAGGATTGCCTGGACGCGGGTGAGCGCGTCCAGGGGCCCTGTGACCTGGATCCAGAGTGGTTTGCGGGCGTTGATCTTGAGGAGGAGGTGGGTCATCAGAGGGTCCGGAAGACGCCTGAGTAATTTTTGCGGGTGATCCAGGCCAGGATGTTGATGGGGTCGTGGTAGAGCGTGAAGGCTCCTGACTCGGGGGTGAGCTTCCAGAGCTGCTTGGAGGAGTCGAGCCAGTAGCACTCGAAGAGTTCGCGGTGGTGGCAGAATTCCTGCCAGTTGCTCATGCCGTCGGCCCAGCGGTCGAGGGCGCCTTTGGCCTGGTGGTTGATGAAGAGGGTGCCGGACATGGGACCGCGGGGGAAGGCCAGGAACTGGTCGAGGGCTTCTTTGAGGTCGGCGGCAGTTTCGGAGGAGGTAGTGATGTTGAAGCCGGCGATGTTGAGCTTGATGCGGTTTTCGGGGGTGCGGGAGATGGTGATCATGAGCAGGTCCTTGCGAGGTTGGAGTGAAGGGTGCTGAGGTGGTCGGCGCCGAGGGCGGCATAGGCCTTGGCCCAGGCAAGGTGGAACTGGTGGCGGGTGCTGTGGCCGGGGCGGCTGAGGGCCTCGGCCAGGCGGACGTGGCGGTAGGCGGGGTGCTTGGTCATGCCGTGGCAGCGCATCTGGAGGCTGAGGGGCAGCTTGTTGGATTGGCGCCGCTGGTGGTCTAGGCTGTGTTCGGCTTGGTGTAGCAGCTTGAGGGCGTCGGCAGCCTGGGAGTCGGGGGTGCTTCCGGTGCTGTGGGTCAGAGCCAGCATGTAGGGAGTCATGGGGGCGGCCTCCTAGTGGGTCTTGTCCCATTCGTCGATGATGGAGAGGAAGGCGAGGGCAGCGAAGATGAAGGTGATGCCGATGCAGATGGTCGACATCAGGAATCCGAATGCAGCCAGCAGATTGTCCATGTCCAACCTCCAGTGGGAGAGAGCGCGCCGCCCGAAGGGCGCGCGGCGCGCGAACGAACGGCTAGGCTAGAACTTGGCTAGGCTGGGGCCGGAGAAGGTCCAGACGTGGACCTGGGGCGGAAGGCATTCGAGGAGCGGGTCGACGTCAGATTTTTTGAGGCGGCCGAAGCCGATACCCGGATAGTTGAGGTGGACGGGGCCGGGATTGTCGTCGGTCCAGTTGGCGAGGGCGCGTGCGCTGTCGCGGATGAGGTCGAGGGAGGCGTCGTCGCCCCAGAAGTACTTGACCTGGAAGAGGCCGAGCTTGCGGGCCGGGTCGTAGAGGATGTTGTACTTGCCCATGTGGGGGACAAGGCTGCCGAAGTAGAGGTCACAGGCAGGCCAGATGCGGGTGGCAGCTGCTGCGGCTCCACGACCCATGACCAGGGAGCCAGACTTCTTGATGAAGCTGTTGGTGGTCACGAAGCAGGGCTCCAGGTTGGCCATGTCCAGCATCTGGCCAGATCTTGCGGTGTACATGGATACCTCCGGGCTAGGGACGAGTGCGCGCCCCGCAGGGCAAGGCGCGCACGAGGAAAGGCTAGGCGATGCTGATGTTGGAGTTGGTGGACTGGAGCTCCCAGATGACCTGGGGGGACTTGACGAAGGGCGAGGGAGTGTAGGCGGTGGGGCCGGGCTGGAAGTCGCAGCCGTAGCAGATGCCGCCCCACTGGTTCACGTACTTGGTGATGCGGTGGCAGCGCTGGTCGGCTTCGTGGTCGGCATCACTCGCGAGCCAGCCGTGATTGTCGATGAGCTCACGGATCAGGGTGGGGTCGTTGATGGTGGACATGGCTAGGCTTCCTCCGGCCAAAGGCGGTGGATGGTGGCGATGATGATGTTCGTGTGGCAGGGGAGCGGGTGGCAGAAGCACTGGAGGCCGACTCGGGCGTGCTTCTGGGATTCCCAGATGTGGCGGAGGGCGTCCATAACGCGGGCGTCGCGCTCGGCGATGCGGTCGTCGAGCCATTGGGCGTAGCGGGCGAGGGTGCTGCCCCGGGGCATGCCGGGGCTGAGGGGGAAGGGATTGCCGAGCGCAGAGCCGCGACCGCAGTAGATGACGAGGTCGCAGGCAGCGGCCTGTTCGGGGCGGTGCTTGTTGATCGGGACCATGGGCATGGTTAGGCCTCCGGGTACTTGGAGTGGAAGCGGACTTCGGCCAGCTTGGTGAGGGCGTCGACCAAGGGCCGGGCGAAGGGCAAGCGCGCGTCGTACTTGCTCAGGGTCAGGGTGATGTGTGTGAGGTCGTCGACGGAGAGGGCTTCGACACAGGTGCGGACCTGGTCGAGGGCCTCGGAGAGGAGCTCTTCGGGCCAGTCGGGGACGCAGTCGAGGTCAGACATGGCTGGGCTCCTAGTCGCGCAGGCGTGAGTAGCGGGCCACGAAGTCGGCGTGGTCGGACTCGAGGGTGAGCTTGAGGCAGACCAGGGTCCAGATGAGGCTGCCCCAAGCGCTGAGGGCGCCGAGCAGGCCCATCTGGTGGATGCCGAGGGCGAAGGCTGCGATGGTGCCAACGAGCATCAGGAGCGTGGCGGCGAGGTACTGCTTGGTCAGGTTGCTCATGGTGGAGCCTCCGAAGGGGGCAGGCCGGAGCCTGCCCCCTGGGTTGGGGTCAGAAGGGGACGGCCGAGGTCGAGGCCGGGGCGAGGATGCGCGCGGCGTCCACGTACCAGAGCTCCTGCGCGCTGGGGAGGACGCCGTGGCGGGAGGCCGCGGAGACCTTGGCGGCGGCGAGGATGCGCGGGGTGGCCGCGGGCAGGGTGTCCGGGGACAGCTGGGCGAGGCGGGCGATGATGCCGTTCATCGCATCGCGCTGCTGCGGGGAGACACAGGACTTGGCGCGGTGGTAGTGCGCGCGGGCCACGAGGCGGGCGTAGTTGTTGTTGGCGGGGGCCGTGGCTGGGGTGGGCGTCGGGAGAACCACGACGTCGGTCGGGACAGCGATGAGCTTCTTAGCCACGAGAACCTCCAGATTGCGGGGAGGGCAGAGCCCGGCGGACGCCGGGTTCCACCCACCCCACCCACTACACAACAGAGAGACAAGAAGCTGAGGCAGGATTAGAGGCTGGGGCCGAGCTCCTCGAGGGCCGCGAGGTGCTGGCACTCTTTCGCCGCGGTGCAGAGGGCGAGTTCAGCGTTGGCCATCGTGAGCGTCAGCTGCGCGACGTACACGCGGCCGCGGGCAGTAGCAACACGGCTGAGCAGCGCGCCGCACTCGCTTGCGGCGTCGCCGGTCTCCATCGCCTGCGTCCACAGGACTTCGGCAAGCTTGAGATAATCCATCTCTTCCCTCCTCCTTCCGACTTCGGATTACTGGCGAGTGGGACTCTCCCACCCACCCATCTACACAAGAAGAGAGAGAGAAGCTGAAGCAAGGGCACTGGCTGGCGGACGCCTCGCCAAGCACAAGCCCAGTGCCCGCTGAAGCGGGCACGGCGCCCAGGCACAGACCCCCGGGCCAGCCCCCAGCCACCCCGGTCTCCAGACACCTCACGAGCCCCCACAAAATTACAAATTTTTCTATGTTACACTTACCCCATGGCCTCCGCCCTCAACAACCCCTTTGCCTCCTGGACCGCAGACCGCCTGATCCTCTGCAACTACCTCCGCGAAAAGCCCCACACCTACACCGTCCTCACCGGCTTCGCGGGCCACAAGAACCTCTCCCTCCGAGTTGCCGCCAACCGCCTCCGCCAATCCGGCCAGGCCTTCGGCCCCCGCCTGACCAAAGAGAACGTGGTAGTCCCCGACCACCCCGCCAACCTGGCCCTCGAGCTCTTCCCCCTGCCCGACCCCCCAGTCAAACTCCCGGCCCCCTACTCCAAGCAATCCGAAGCCCTCAAAGCCACCGCCGCCGCCCTCGTCCAGTCCTCCCTCCCCGACACCCCTCCAGCCGCCGGCGCCGCCTCCGGTCTCTCGGGCGCGGACCTCATCCGCCTGGTCGACGACTACATCCGCCAGGGCGCCGGCGGGCGTGACTTCCTCAAGGCCATCGAGCTCCGGGCCAACCTCTCCAACCTCGACGTCCACTCCGGCCCCCCAGTCCCCCTCACTCCCCAGGCCCAGGCCCTCGAACTCCTGGCCCTCCTCAAGGAGCTCTCCCCCGATGTCTGTACCGAAGCGTGGGCACTCTATTGCCAGCATCGAGAAGCTCCTGCGCCCCATTGCCCGGAACCTCCTCTCCCAGACCACCCTGACCTGGATGCCGGACAACGCCGGGACGACCATGATCCCGACGGGCCAGACCGAGATTAACCCAGTCCACGGCGGCATCCTCGAGACCCTGGTCCACGAGGCCGTCCACCACCTCCTGACCCCCCACCGAACCCCCTTCTTCTCGATCGAGGTCCACGAGCTCACCATCCTGGCCCTCGAGGTCGCCCTGGTCAAACACATCAACAACACCCCCTCGGCAGCCGCCTGGTGGTATCCCCGCTGCCGAGCCCTCATGGAGCCCTCCACCTAATGTCCTCCCCCTTCGGCAATGCCCAGCCCCTCCTCAGCCAGTCCTGGGCTCCCTCCCAGCGGCCGGCCCCAACCCGCCCCCGCACCCCCTGGGAGCTCCTTGAGGAGCGCCTGGCAGCCTACCGCCTCCAGCACAACCTCCCTCCCGACTGGCGCCCACAGCCAGCCCCCAGCTCCCTCCTCGACAACACCCAGGCCCACCAGCCCGAAGACCTGGCCCAGGGCCGCGCCCTCTGGGAAGGCCTCGCCCAGAGCGGCGCAGCCGCCGCCCACGGCGACTGGTCTCAGGTCGCCCCCTCCATCATCATGGGCCTCACCCAGCTCGGCATGGGCCAGAAGGCCCTGACCCCCGAGTCCCCCGGCACCTGGGACAACGGCGTCCCCCGCAACACCAGCTTCTCCATGCCCACCCAGTCCTCCGCCCGCGGCGGTGTTGAAGCCGGCCGCCTGGCCCGCGACTGGGGCTCCCTAACCGGAGCCGAAGGTGGCCCCACCCTCCTCCCCCGAGGAGTCGCCGGACCAGGCCAAACTCAAGCTCCAACCCCTTCACCGGGCGCCCGATTCCTTAGCCTGCCCCCCGAAATGCGCCCGATGATCCAGGCCGACAACGACCTGGCGGCCGCCAACGCCGCCGCCCGAGCCCGCCGCTCCGACTGGATCCGCCCCTCGACCCCCGGCCGCTACCCCAACCCTGGCCCCCAGGTCAGCCCCACCCCAGTCCTGCCCGACTTGCAGGATTCGCGCTATCCAGTCTCTGGCTATGAACAAAATCGGATGCCAGTCGAATCCACTGTGCCTTATGGCCCGCCCACCCGTGGGCCAGCTGCACTTGCGCCGGTCCTTGCTGCCCGCCGCCAAGCCCAGGAATCCGCAACACTGGCTGCGCGCAGCGCTGGAATCAACCCCACAACTGGGCAGCCGGCACCTCCAGACTTGCGTCCAGTCCTCAACGCGGAAGATGCGGCTATCTACGAGGCCCCACTTTCTACGCCCTTTAAGCGCCCCGGTGCCTCATTTGTCCGCCACACCGGTCCTCTAGACCCCATCAACACCGAGCGCTACTTCCCCACTGGCGTAGACCCAATGGCAGGCGACCCTATTAATGACGTCGGCCAGATCAGCCCCCAGTACGACCGTACCAACCAGCCTGCAACTCCAGCCCCCATGCCCAGCACACCATCTACCGGACGTCTTGGCCAGGGGGTCCCAATCAATGCACCCAACACTGGCGAAGTAGCCGGTGGCCAAATGGAGTGGCAGAAATCCACTGAGCGCTACAACAAGTTCGTAGAGACCAATCAGAGTAATCCTGGCTGGCGTCCCATGCTCAGCCAACTTCAATTTGCCGCTGAAGAAGCCGCCAAGGCTAACACCGACCCTGCCTATGTATCGCGTGTCCCCGCAGTCCACCGGCAAATTGGCAGCGCCATGGAGCAGCTCCGATCGCAGCTTGCGGTACTCGAGCCCCAACTTGCAGATGCTGAACGGCGGGCAATCATTGACCCAAACGGCCGCGTCCCTGCCGGGCAATTTGGTCAGGAATCCATGACCAATGCCGAACTTGAGACCCACCTCGGTACATTGGTTGCCGAAGCCTACGATACTCAACACCTCCTCCTACAGCGCTTTAGTCGTATGTCCGGCATCAAGGGCGCCACTCGCAAGGCACCGACCTCCGAAACCCCCAGCCCAGCAGACAGTCGTACTGCCGGCTTCCAGGATGCCGGCTGGGTCTCTGGGCGCCCAACTACACAAGAGGAAAAACGCACAATTGGCTCAGTGCGTTTTGATGCCCCACCATATGTCGGCCATGCAGAAGCCACAAAGCGCAAAGTCGGAACGCCAGTTGAAGTTGGCAACTTTGGCCCTGGCTTCCCAGGCGGCACTGGTGCGCCACTACTCGACGACAAGGGCAAACCAGTTCTAGACTTCAATGGCAAGCCCGCTATCGATACTGACGCCAAGCCCCTAACTGTGGGGGAACTCGATCGGCATGGGCATCGTACCTTCGACCCTGCTAATCCTTCCGACCTCGCCTCCATCGCGCACGCAACTAAGCCCTACCAGGATGGTGATTTTGTTCCAGCCCATCTAGGCCACCGCATCATCCAGGCTCTCGAAGCCGCAGTCGGTCCCAATCGTCGGTCAGCAACCCTCACATTGTTGCGCACACAGGTTGACAACAACAAGGGGCGTGGAGCTGCAACTGTCCAAAATATCGGCACTGCACAGCCGATCGGCAATAAGCCAGGAATGCGCAGTGCTATTCCAACTCAATCCACCACCACTACCCGTCCCTACAAGGGCAACATCCAGGGTTTCCCAGATCTGGGCGCCGATGTCGCGCGAGTCTACCTGGAGTCTGGGCTTGCCAAGACCAAGGCCGAGGCCAACAAACTAGCTACCCAGGCCATGCTCGCCTTCAGCAAAGGGCGCCCCGATGCCAAGTCTGGACCTGGCTATGATGCCGTCCAAATCGGCGGTGTCGGCCGTACTTCAATTGCTCCACGGACAATGGCGCCAATAGCCGAGCGCATGCAGCGCGATGCAATTGCGGCCCGCGGACGGCTGGCTGCAGCCCGCCGCATCGAGACCACGCCAGACAAATGGAAGCCCTCTACCCGCCCACTACTGGTCTCCTTTAACTTCCAGAACCAGCCTACCTACCAGGACATCGCTCCATATCTCAAGGGCACCAAGGTTGTACGCCTGATCTCCGGCAAAGAACCACATGTAGCCGCAGAACTTCGAGCCCGTGGGATTAAGGTCGAGTTGATTCCGCTGGACGGCAACGCGATCAAGGCCGCTTCTGTAGACGCGGACGCCTTGTATGATCCAGCTGGCGGTCGCTTTGATGGAGTCCAATGGTTCCGCGCTACGGGAGGCAAGCAGCTCGGCCTGTTCAGTGCTAAGCCTGAAATTGTAGCGCCAAACAATGCGCGTCCCATGGTACCAATGCGCAAGACAACCAAGCCCTTCGGCAAGAAGCCTGCATGGTAGCCTGGCCCCAGAACCGCTTCCGGACCCTCTATGCTCAGGCTGCCTATGGCAGCCTGAGCACCTTCGTGCGCAAGGTCTATGGAGTCGAGCGCAACCCCAAAGGCACCTGGTGGGACGATGCTGTCCACGAACCCCTCTGCGCCTGGCTCCAGACCGAGCTTCTCGCCTGGATTCGACGCCGTCAGGCCGGCTGCCGCGAGCGCACCTACCTGGCCGCCCTCCTCCCCCGAGCAGCCGCCAAAACCAACCTCATCACCAAAGCTGCGATGCTGTGGCTCATGCTCCATGACCCTGAGCTGGCCATCTACATCGGCAACGAAAAGCGCGAAAACGCAGTAGACTTCCTGGCAGTCATCAAGGCCCACCTCGAAGGTGCCGACGACTACTCCTGGTGGCAGTGGCTCTACGGCAACTGGCGCTCCGACGACAGCCGCTGGCGCCAGGACCTCCTGGTCCACAACGCCCGCACCTCCAAGCGCTCCGAAGCCAGCTACGGCGTAGTTTCGATCGGTACCGGCCTGACCGGCAAGCACCCTGACGTCATCTGCCTGGACGACCTAGTCTCCTACGAAGGTCTTGCCAACGACGTCGACCTCTACGAATCTGCCAACTCCTTCATCAACTCCCTCGTCCCAGTTCTCGAGGCCAATGGCCTCATGATCCTCGTCGGCACCCGCTACGCCGACAACGACCCCTTCGGACACGCTTTCAGCACCCTTGGCATCCAGTCTGTGGCCGGCGTCCCAGACCCCGACTACTCCCCAACCCCAGGGGGTGTCTGGCAGGTCTACTTCCTCTCTGGCCGGCGCAACCAGGACCAGGCCCCAGCCATCCCCAGTGTCTGGTCCGAAGCAGCCATGGTCCAGTACGCCAAGCAGGACCCCGTCAAGTTCGCCTACCAGGTCCTCAACAAGCCCAAGCTCAGCCCCTTCAGGCCCATCACCGAAGCCCAATTTGACTCCCATGTAGTCTTCAAGGTCCCCAAGTTCCTCAAGGTCTCCCTCCACTACGACACCGCCTTCAAGCACTTTGCCCGCCAGGCCTCCGGCTGCGAGTCCGCCATCGTGGCCATGGGCCACGATATGCTGGACCGCGGCAAGGTCTACTTCCTGGGCGCCTGGTTCGACCGGATGTGGAGCTCCGAAGACTTCCTCCGCAAGTCCCTCGAAGCCACCAAGCTCCTTGAATCCCAGGGCTACACCATCAAGTGCATCACCGACGAGAAGGAATCCGGCGGCAAGTCCGGCGTCTTCGAGTCTCTTGTCCGCACCGCCCACATCCAAGCCGGCCATCGGCCGCCCCAGTTCATCGGCATCCTCCGCCAGGTCCGCCAGGAAAACAAGGACCAGCGAATCTACAACTTGATCGGCTACATTCACCGCGGCCTCCTGAAGTTCCACGCCGAGGCCCCCGGCCTCGGGCACCTCCGCTACCAGCTCTGCAACCATCCAGACTCCGCCCTCAAGGACGTCGCAGACGCCGCAGCCGACTGCATCCATCCAGACGTCTACACCAGCATCCTCTTGGCCGCCCATGGTGGCCCCGAGGAAGAGGCCAGCTTTGGCGGCTGGGAAGAAGACGTCAAGCGCAAACGGTGGTGGAAGGCAACCCAATATGCTATACTCGATACAGAAATTGATCGTGACCCAGTCTAGGGGCGCTCCGGCGGCGCCTTCCCGCCGTTGAACCACCCGGGAGTGTGGAAGCAGCGCCCCTACCAAAGGACCTCCAATGAACGACGACCTAATCGACGAGCTCCTCGAATCCGAAGCAGTCAGACTAGCCATCCTCCGCTCTCGCACCAATGCCTTCCTTGCCACCGAGTGCCCATGCGAATCCTGACCTGGGACCTCGAGATCCGCAAGCCAGTCGACAGCCTAATGGGCGGCTGGGAGGCTGCTCGGGCGGGCGACGCGGGAATCAGCGCCCTGGTCATCAAGGACACCGAGACCGGCCGTTATCACATCTATGACGACAAGCGCCTGGATCAGGCCGTTGACCACCTGAATGAGGCCGACCTCCTGGTCGGCTTCAACTCCTCTGACTTTGACACTGGCGTCATTGAGGGCATCACCGGGCGCCAGATCGCTCCCACCCAGTACGACATCCTCTCCAAGATTTGGGAAGCCCTCGGCAAGCGTCGAAAGGGCTTTAAGCTTGACGAGGTCTGCCAGCGCACCATCAAGCGCGGCAAGTCCGGCGCCGGCCGCTACGCCACCACCCTGGCCAGCCTTGGCCACTGGGGTGAGCTATTCGACTACTGCCTGGGCGATGTACATATCACGGCCGAACTGTTCAACCACATCGTCGACAACGGCTGGGTCCTGGGCCCCGACGACGAGAAGCTCGAGCTGTCGGCCCCCACCGAGGAGCACGCCTAAATGGCAGGCCTCAACAACTACGGTAACATCATTCCGCAGGGCATGGACACTAAGAGTGACCAGGCCCTCCTTACTTTGGTCAACGCGCGCAAGACCCACAGCCAGACCTACCACGCCTCCTACTTCAAGCAGGTGGCCGGCTGGTACGACGACTACCGCGGTTACTACTCAGGCCGGGTTAGCCCGCACCGCAACAACATCAGCATCCCCCTGATCTACTCGGTCGTCTGGAGCGATGTCGCCAAGAAGGTCCAGAGCACTTTTGGCGCCTGGCCAATCGTCAGTTTCAAGGGCAACGGCCCCGGTGATTCCGCCATTGCCAAGAAGAACGAGATCTTGATCTCGGCCCAGCTCAAAGAGTGCAACAGCTTCAAGAAGGCTGTCGACTACTTTGCTTCCGCCGACATCTATGGCACCGCCGTCATGCGCACCGGCTGGACCCACATCGAGCGCCTCCGAATGACTCGCCAGGTCTTCCTGGACCAGGTGGTCGAGATTCCTCAGCCCGTAGTCGACTTCGACGGCCCGGACTGGCAGCCCGTCGACATCCTCGACTACTGGCCACAGCCTGGCAAGAAGTCTGTCGAAGAGATGGCCTGGTGCATCCACCGTTACTACGTGGACTTCGACGACCTCCAGGAAATGAATGCCGGCGACAGCCCGGTCTTCTCCAAGCGCGCCATGAAGGAGCTTGCCGAGCACCCGATCTCCGGGGCCGACGAGAACCTTATGTACCAACGCTGGAGCGTCTACCGCTCGTACAACGAGTGGATGGCCAGACGCTCCGAGACCTTTGCCAAGCCCGTCGAGATCACCGAGATGTGGGGCCTGGTCCCGCAGGAATTCGCCAAGGACGGGATCCGCCACCGGGTGGTCACCGTCGCCAATGGCAAGGTAGTCTTGCGCAACGACCCCAACCCTTACGAGCACGGCAAGCTGCCCTTTGTCTCGTTCAGCCCGACGCCGGACCCGCATTACTTCCATGGCGTGGGCAAGGTCCAGATCGCCCAGAAGCTGCAGGCCGCCAGCAACCGCCTGGTCAACCAGAAGCTCGATGCCATCGACCTGATCGTGTCGCCCATGTACATCGGTGATGCCGGCAAGATTCCCCAGACCCAGAACCTCTTTACCAAGCCAGGTCGAATCTTCCTGGTCGACGGCAAGCCCTCCGACGCCCTCGAGCCCCTCCAGGTTAACACCCAGGGACTCCAAGCCGCCTTCATGGAGCTGGACGCCCTCTGGAAGTACATGCAGCAGGGCACCGGCAGCATCGAAGACACCGTCATGGGCATGTCGGGCGGCTCCGACCGCCAGACAGCCTACGAGTTCCGCGGGCGCCAGGAAGGCGCCATGACTCGCTTGGCCCTCGAGTCCATGCTAGCCAGCACCGCGATCGAGGAGCTGGCCGAGCACTTCCGCGACCTCAACAAGCAGTACCTGCCGCTACCCAAGCAGGTCAAGATGATCGGCGCCAACGCCATCATCAACCCCATCACCGGCCTGCCGCTCCCGGCCGAGGCGCCCCTGATCCAGATGGGCGACCTGGACCATGACTTCAAGGCCCAGGCTGTCGGCCCTCTGATGATGATGACCAAGGGGGCCATGCGCCAGGACGGTCTGCAGCTCATGCAGACCATGGCCAGCAACCCAGTCCTACTGGGCGTCACTAACTGGATTGCCTTTGCCAAGAAGATCTACGACCTCTACGACTGGGATGCTACCGAGATGCTAGTCACTGAGACCCCAATGATCAATGCGATGGCCAGCCAGCAGGGCATGACCCCAGAAGGCATTGTCGATATGTCCGCCAACCCCATGGACGCCATGCGCGAGCAAGGTGGCGCCCAGCAAACTCCCGAACCCGTAGGAGCCTAAGTGACCCCCAAGGAAGCCGCAACCGCCGTCATCCAAACCAGCTTTAGCGACGGCTGGGCCAAGGTCATCGTACCAGGCCTCGAGCGCCGGAAGCAGGGCCTGATCCAGGAGATTCTCCAGGCTCCTGACAAGGCGCCGGCTGCGCAGGCCGCCGGAATCCAAGTCATTGACTACATCCTCAAATTGCCTTCCCAGGCTGTTGCTACCCTCAAGGAAATCGAAGAGGGCGAGAAGCACCTGGAAGAGGCTGCCGCCCCCCGAGCAGCCGGTAGTCCGTACGACGAGTAGTATGCTATACTAGTGGCACCTCAAACCGCGGGCCAACCCCGCAGGAGATTCAATGGACGAGCTTAACCAGCAGCCGGCAGAGCCAACCTCTGACCAGGTTGCCCAGGCCCCTGAGACGGACAACCCGCTCATTCAGGATGGCAAGTACCTCGGCAAGTACCCGACTCCAGAGGCTGCAGTTCAGGGCCACTGGCAACTGAACAACTACGCCGCGACTCTCGCGGAGCAGAACAAGGCGCTTCAGGCACAGCTGGCTGTCTACCATCCAGCAGCCCCGCCACCGGACGACCCGGTTTCGCAGTTGGCGAGAGAAGCTCTGCTGCCCCAGGACACTTTCGTTCAGGCAGTGAGTCGGATTGCTGAGCAGATGGTAGCGAAGCGCTTTGAGCCGATCGAGAAGGCATACGCCGCTCGGGAGGCGATTACGCAGAAGCTGCCTGAATACGAAACCAACCTCAAAACGGTGGACTCGTGGCTGATGACCCAGCCCGATGTCTACCAGGACGTCAAGGCTCTCCAGGACGCCGGCCTGTACAAACAGGCGGGGGTCCTAGCGTACCGGGAGTGGCAGGCGGCCCAGGGAGCTTCGCGCGCGCCGAATCCGCAGGCTAGAGCTGCGGCAGGCATGCCGAACACCCAGGCCCAGGCCAATAGGTCGGGAGGTACTGCGCCCAACCAGGGCAACCTGGAACAGGCGATCGGGTACTCCAAGGCCTATGGCGACCCACGCCCCGCGTACTCAGAGATCTTCAAGGGCTTCCAGTTCTTCGGTGGACCTGACGAGAGCTAGACGTAGGGAGAAGAAGTGGCAACTACCACTGTAGCTACCAACCTCTGGAGTACCTTCGGTGTCCGGTATCCCGGCACGACCGATGCGGGTATTCGAGAGAATGTCCAGGATCAGCTGACCAACATCGACCCAGACGACACGCCAACTGTGTCGATCCTGCCGAAGACGACTGCTGACAACCTGTTCACGACCTGGATGATCGATGCGCTCACGGCTACTTCGACGGCTGCGGCCGCGGAAGGTGCCGAGTTCAGCGCCGATCAGCTGTTTGCGCGTACTCGACTGGACAACTGGATTCAGCGCTTCCGTAAGGACTTTGCGCTGTCCCAGGACCAGATTGAGCTCGCGAAGCGTGGCGGAATGATCGGCGTCCATGATGCTATGGCGCACGAGGCTGGCCGCGCTGGTCGTGAGATCCTGCGCAACATCAACTGCCGTCTCTGGTCCAACTCGGCTGCCACGGCTTCGGCTGCCGGCATTGCCGAAATGAATTATGTGACGGGTGCCCCGGCACCTAGCGCGACGGCGGTGACGTCGATCTCGGCTGGCCAGATGCGCAACCTGCGCTATTTCGGTCAGTACGTACCGTGGACCAACCCTGGTACAACCGAAACGGCGGTCACGGGCGGTGTGACGGTCAACGTCAATGGCGCAATTGCTACTGGCGGACTGTTCGACCTGCACGAGTCGATGTACATGTACGGCATCACGCCAGACACGCTGGTTGTGTCGCCGGGCGTCAAGCGCGACCTGTCGCGCCTGCTCCTGAACGATACGACTCTTGGCCTCGTCCGCAACACGGACGCCGTGAAGGGTGGCGACTACGCTCCTGTGGTCGAGATCATCCGCACGGACTTCGGCAAGATCGCGGTGCTTGTTGACCGCTGGATGCCGCAGGCCTCTGTGACTGGTGCGAACGGCGCCTGGCAGTCGGCGGCCTATGCGCTGATTGACAAGAGCCGAATCCGCCTGGCCTACTGGCGTAACCTCAAGCCCTACAGTCTGCCGCCTTCGGGCGACAACATGCGGGCGTTCATGCTGGCGGCGCTGACCGTCCAGGTGACGCACCCGCGTGCGATTGGTCTGGGCCTTGGCGTCACGACCTAGTCCAGCAAACCCAAGGGAGGGCCCGCAAGGGCCCTCCTGGAGGTCTCATGAAGTTTCATGTTAGCACCCGGGCAGCCGCGGATGTGGGATTTGTGGATGCGGCTGACGCCGGCGCCTGGGCCGAGTGCATTGTAGACCAGCTTGATGCGTCGGCCGACTACAAGAAGTTCATGGAAGAGAATCAAACAGGCCTGGGGGCCAAGAAAGGCTCCACAGGCCATGGTTATTTGGAGGCCGTGATCCCGGCCAAGCTTTGGAAGGTCCTCGAGACCAGAGATCCCGATCTTCTTCAGGACGAGAAGAAGTGGAACGAGCTCAAGGGCACGTTCCCAAGTATGTTCATCAAGCCAAGGAAGGTATTCTTTTGAGCCTGAATGTCCTCTCTACCTGGACCGGCACCTACAACGCCAGCCTCTACTATCGCATCCATCTCCCGATGATGATGATGCTCAAGCACCAGCTGGCCAGCCCGATCCTCTCACTCCCAGAAGCCCAGTTTACCGAGGAAGAGCTGGCAAATGCCTACGAGAACGCCGACATCGGCTGGTTCTACCAGCCTGTCGACATTCCGTTCCAGTCGATGCTCGAGCATACGGCCAAGATGTCAAGTCGCTGGGTAGGTCCAAATGAGTGGGCACCACCCCTCAGCTTGGTGATCGACACCGACGATGATCTGTTTAACATCATGCCGACCAACAAGACTCCCTTCCGCGACATGGGCGCCCGAGTCAATGGTAAGGACCTCGAACCTGGGGCGGTCATTAGTGTCGAGAAGCATGATGGCCAGATCATCGAGATGTGGCGCGACGGCCGGGATGGCTGGGATGTAGCCCGCAACCTCAAGCGCATGGAGCAGTACAAGACCAATCTGGGCCTGGCGAGCCTTGTGACCTGCAGCACTCCGCGGTCTGAAGCCTATGTGCTGCGGGAAGTGCCAAATGCCAACACTATCGTCATTCCCAATTGCTTCAACTTCGAGGAGTACCCGGAGGTTGAGCTAGCCGACCGGAGTCCGAAAGTCCGGATCCTCTGGCAGGGTAGCAATACTCACCTTGAGGACATTGTGCCGTATCGGCACAGCATTGCGAAGATCCTCAAGGCCAACCCAAACGTTGAGCTGTGCATGTGGGGCGAGCCCTACCACTGGCCCGACTGGCCAAAAGACCAGCTCAAGCTCCTCGGCTGGACTGACTACCGCGAGTTTAAGCTCCGGCTGTCGATGATGAATCACGACATCAACCTCTGCTTTCTCCAGGACTATACCTTCGGCAACTCGCGCTCCGCCATCAAGTGGGGCGAGTCCAGCGCAATCTGGAAGCCGGCTGCTACCCTCGCCTCCCGAGTGGGGGCATTCGCGGATGAGTGCATTGATGGCGAGACGGCCCTGCTGTTCGGGAGCACTGAGGAATTCGAGACTAAGCTGCAGGGCCTGATCGATGATTCGGTTCTGCGCAAGACACTGGCCAGCAACGCCAAGGACTGGATCCGGACCAACCGCGATCCACTGAAGTGGACGACCAAGCTGGTCGAGGCATTTGAGGGCGTGCGCAAGTTCAAGAAGATGGCGTGCAAGGCGCCGCCCAAACCGGTGGAGCTCAATGTCCCTATTTCAGCAAAGTAGCCTGTCGTTTGGCGATGCCAAGATCTGGGTCGCCGAGCAGCATAACAAGCAGACCAGCCCGGACATGCTCGTCCGGGCTGGTCGTGCAATTCAGAGGGCAGTTAAGGACTGGAACCGCTACAAATGGGAGTGGCTGATTACCGAAGGCACCTCCATCACAGTGACTGGCGGGCTCACCAACACCAAGTATCCAGTGCCTTATGACTACCGCGACATGTACAACCTGGTTTTCACGCAGGCTGGCATTCCCAGGGCCCTGGTCCAGGACAACAAGCGTGGCTACGATCGAGTGTCGCCGCAACCCATCGCTAGTGTGTCGACTGGCTACAACCTGATCCGGATTGGCGACTTGGGCAAGTTTGAGCTTCAGGACCCACCCAATGCCGGCGGCACCATCAAACTATTGTACTACCGGCGCATGCATGTACCGTGTGTGGTAACGGGGCGCACGCTTACTGAGTATAATGTCTCGAGCTCAAGTATGCCTGCACGGCTCTACTTGTCGTCTACTGCAGGAATCCAGGTTGGATCCCCAGTTTCAGTTGTGTTTACGCCACCGCCAATTCCGGGAGACCCACCTATACAGCCTGACGATGTGCAGCTTGCAGAAACTGGGACTATAGTAGTTGGTGTCAACGACCAGTATATCGAGATTAGTTCGGATCTAGTTCTTCCTGTAGATGTTGAAGATCCGATTACTTCAGTAGTCAGTGTTGGTGGCGATAACTATCTTCTGGACATTCACACGGACTTTGAATGGGGGCTTCTCGCGCGGGCGTGTGAGCATTTCCTGGCGAGTGTGGGTGCCTCCGAGACCAAGCTCAGTTACTGGATGGCAGCTGCGGCCAAGGGGATCGAGGACGCGCTAGCAGCTCAGGCCGACAAGGATGATCGAGAGCTGTGCTTCGAGCCGTTGCCACACTTTGGATCCTACAACCCGAATAGGATTGTGGAATGAGCGTCACCACCGAGAAATTTGACGGCGGCATCGACACTACCCAGGACCCCGCGCTTCTTGAGCCTGGGGTCCACCAGGCTATCAAGAACCTGATCTACACCCAGGACTCCGACACCCTGATGTCGATGCCGGGCCGCGCCTCCTGGTATGCCATGAGCACCGCGACTGCCCAGGCCTCCATCAAGGGCCTGTTCTCGGCGACCTTTGACAACGGCTCCCAGTTCATCGTCACCAACGACGGCACCACCCGCCACGTCATCAACGCTGCCAACCACACCCTGGTGGCCACTGGCTCCTGTGCCAGCGCGACTACCCAGGGCGGTGTCCAGTACGACAACCGCTACTTCACCTATGATGGCAAGGCCGTCCCACAGATGCTGCTTCAGGACGGGACTATGCGGCGGGTCGGCCTGGCGCCCGTGACCGCCCAGATTGGCGGCCTGGCCACTGCAGTTGGGTCGTGGCTGGGACTGGCTACCGGCTACTTCGACTACTGGGTTACTGAGGTCGCCAAGCTCACTGCGACTGCTGAGACTCCCGATCCTGACTCGCCCTATGAGCTTGAGTCGGCCTACACCGCGGATCCGCAGACCATCAAGGTCGCGAACATGACCACGCGGGTTATTGTGCGCCTCCCAACAGAGCTCATGAATCCGGGGGTCTCGACACACTTCCGAGTCTATCGGGCGGGCCCCAAGGCTACTATCGATGCTAAGGAGTTCCCGATCGGCGAGCAAGTTATGGC